CCCCCCTACCAACAAAACAAAATTGTGGCCGCTGGCGTGTGTTATACTCCCAACTTCCCCATTAACCAAAAATTGAAAAACATGTCACAATATTACTTGTAACTATGCAAAACCCATTAACCAAAAATTGAAAAACATGTCACAATATTACTAACAACTATGCAAAAACCAAACTACAAAAATTGAAAAACATGTCACAATATTACTAACATGATTACAAGTCATAACATGACAATAAAAAAATACCATGCAAAAATATACGCACTTTATGTCACAACATAATAGCATAATGGCACACTTGTCCGCCGGTGAGCTTTGGAGGAGGAGATAAAATAAATATCCACACAGCTTGCAATAACCCTATCCAACCCTTACTATATACTATAACCTTAAAGCCCAACAATGGAGACCCCAAAGTGAGCAGTAACCAAGCAACAACAAACCCAGTATCTGAAACCTGCTTTAACTGCTACTGGTGGAGCAGAATACCAAACACAGAAGGAGGGTTTTGTCTTAAGGACGCCTTACCAAGAAAAGAAGCACCAAAAACAAGTATTGATGATAGGTGTAATGGGTGGGAAAGAGGTGAAAAGATGGCTCAACTTAATGTGAAAATTATCAATAAAAAATGCCAGAACTGTGAGCACTGGGATAAATTACCAAATACAAAAAGCTTAGGATACTGTACAGAAAACAAAACAGCAGTCCTGCCCAAAGATTATCCAACAACAGATATAGATCATAGTTGTAATGGATGGACAAACAAAGAAAAAGGACCAGAAGAGATGAAGAAATACTTCACACCAGAAGACCTAAAATATTATCTAGAAAAGTATTTAGTTAGTAATTACGACAGTGAAGTAAATAGAGCCATAAACCTAATAGAAGATGGAAAGAAAGGCATAGAAGTCGTAATGGACCGGAAAGGTAAAGCTGGAAGATTGTTTACAGCTCACCAGATGCGCAAGTATCTATCAGTTCTCAATGCGGTAGAACAGGATCTTGTATTACAAGAAGTTATAGATGAAATAAAAGATGAAAAAGACGGTATAGAAGCTAGAATGGAAGCAAGACATAATAATATTGATCTATTTTTAATAAACGAAGTAAGATACTACCTGGAAGGATTCAGACTATATGACGCAGAAGGAGCACCGATAACCGCAGACAATGTGACCCTGAACGAAATACTAGGTGCATTAGATCACAGTGAGAATGGAATAACAGCAATAATCAAGAAAACAAGCTTTACGGTAGCAGATGTAAGTAAGTATTTGAAATGGTATCTTGCTTCTCACACATTTGAGTTTTCTATCGACTGGGTCCACAATGCTATAAATTTCTTAAGAGACGATGAAGATGGAATAGAAGCAGTAATACATAGAAAAAATGAAAGAGAAGAAAACGAACACCCATATTGTGATGAAGAAGAAAAGGAAAAGAGTGGAAAAGAAATGATAACTTTTCAGGTTATATCCACAGTGAGCAATGTGTTGATAAAAAGAATCAAGTGCGAAAAAGTGAAATTTCTTAAAGATGGACGGGTATTCTTCTTTATTGATGGAGAAGAAGTAGCTTATATCTCGCCATTGTCCGAATGTATGGTAATCAAAGAACAAGTTTGAAATGGCTAAACACAATACAACTGAGCAAGCTGATGGAAGCAGTCACAAAAGCGGAGACCACAGGTATCTTAAAAAGAAGAAAAACAGACTTGAAAGGATATACGCAAGACAGAAATTAAAAGACCTAGAAGAACCTGAAGAAACATATGGCAAGTATAGAGGATATGAGACATGAAGTTTATTGAAATTACACGTGATGGTCAACAAGATTTTGTAGATATAGAACAGATTGTTTACGTACATTTTCGGGAACACCCTACCACATCAAGAGGTGGATCAGGATGGATAACATTAAAAAATATTCCTGCAACACTAAATTTTAATGAAAGTTCCGCTGAAATTATAAGCAGACTAAAAGCAGCAGGAGCGGAAATATTCTCGTGAACACATATCTAGGCAACTTTTATGAAGAGGGGTTCCCATTTAACCCTGGAACAGTAGTGGTTAAGTGTAAAATTGAAACTTATACCAAGGTCATGACAGAAGAACGTATGGATAGACCATTTCCACGACCTGAAGACTCTGGTTATTATGTGCTCTCCTTGGTGGAGTTTTCAACCATATACAACATAGCCCTAAGCCTTGGTGGTGAGTGTGGCTTAGACGAGTGTATCATGTACATACCAGAGATGCAAAAGACTGTTAGCGTGTATGCTAGAATTGTAAAAGATGAACTATGGGATGAACCGTGGGGTGGTTCTTTTAATCAATTGAGTTGTAAATTGGCTATTGAAACTGCTGGAATAACCTATAACTTTACTCAAGTAAAAGTAGAAAGAACTTTTAATGTTGAAGAATTACTTGCAAGATCTGAAAGAAAAATTATAGATAAAGATCCACAATATACAGATATTTTCTATATCTTAGAGGAGGCTTTTAAATGTCTTGAAGAATCTATAAGAAAAACTATAGATAAAGAAAACATGGCAATAATACAATACACAGCAAGAGAGGAACCGTGACAATGAAAACACTATTCAAGACAAATTCAGAAATTGTAAAAGATTTCCGAAAGGAACCTGTAGACACAAACATCAGGTTTTTGTATGGAATCATTGGAAAGGCAAATGATATAAACCTAACTCTAGCATATTTGGATGATTTTGATCCAAAAAGTCATGTTTTCTATACCTATTATGGACTGGCATTCAGATCATCAAAAGATCAACACGTAAAGATTATAGGAAGAGACATTGCCGCTGTAAATCTCATAAAGAACTATGGTCTTGTGGAACCAGTATCCGTTCCTAGAGAGGCTTGGACACCTAAGATTAGAATGGTTATCCTCAAGGCTTTCATACAGGGTCTCTTGTATAATGGATCTTATTGCCCCCAATGGGCAAAAGGCAAGGAAATTTTCGAAGCACAAGGAGTTTGAAAATGTTTGATGCCAACAACAATTCACGCAACAGTTTGAAGAGGCTAGAAAAAGCCAGAACAGGCAACCCTGTTACTCGATTGCCTGTCTACATGTCACCTTCACGGATGACAAAATCGGGATATAGAGAAGGTAGTACACTTGGAAGTAATCAAAAGAAAAAGGCAACTTTTCTAAAAATAGTTGCAAAAAAAGTTGGAAAAGAACAACTGTTCAAACGGCATGTACACCCGCGTCGCATGAGACTACGATTCTCTGCTGAAAAAGCGATACAATAATTATCTTACAATATTGCAATGATTTATCTAGATGGTATAGTATAAACAGGTAAGGTAAATGAAGAAAACAGTAATCGTTGGATATATAGATGGGAACTTGGTACCAGATGAAGATGGTTGCGTATATGTCGGACATATCTGGAGCAAAGAAGCAATGACAAATGAAGAGGGTGCGTTACTACCAGAATTTGATTCTTCTAAAATACAAAAAGTGAAAGTAATAATAGAAGCAGATGCAAACCTTTTTACCTAATTCAAATATCAAGATTTCAGTTACATGTCTTGATCGTCAGCGTCTTGGTAAACAACGCGTGGAAACCTGGAGTATATTACAGAATTTATTAGGACAAAATTCTGGATGGGTAAATCACCCAGTAGTTAAGATGTGGAAAGGTTCAGAATATATACTATGTATATACGGTATTGTTTCCTGTAAGGAATGGAAAGCTCGTGGATACAAAGACAATATGCTTACAAAGTTTCAGGAATTGCGAATGAGTCTACGTCACATCCCGGGGTTTACAATAGCAAATATAGTAGATCCTTGGTGGATGGGACACGCAGAATTTCATTCTGCCCACAGGGCAGCACTACTTCACAAGAATTATAGTTGGTATGGTAATTTCGGCTGGACAGAAGTCCCTAGAGAAGGGTACTTGTGGCCAGACAATGAAACACGTATGTTTAGGGATTTAAGAAAATGAAAGACTACAAAGAATTATTGGGCCTGAAAACACAAGATAAAGTAACTGAATTTAAAGGAGTTGTTACAACCGTTGCTTACGATTTATACGGATGTATTCAAGCACTTGTTAATCCTGGTACTGTCAAGCCCGATGGTGAGATCTCAGATAGTAGGTGGTTTGACGTGGAAAGATTGATCATTATAGATCCAGTTCCAGTAATGAGCCAACCGAGATTTAGGGCTTATGATCTACACGGTCCCGCAGAAAAACCCACATTTCCAAGAGGTTAAGAAAATGACATACAAAGTTTTCAAACAATCAAAAGGTGGTAGCTGGACACAAGACGGTCCAGTATTTCAGGATATAACAAGTGCTGGTGAACATGCAGTCTTGATAAACAAGAATCAGAATATTGCTGTACGGGTAGAAGAAAACACTACAAAGTGTATTAAGGTTGTTGTCTTTCATGATGCTATCAAAAGGATGAAGCCTACACTGTGAAAAGATCTTTATCCATGAAAGATATATTCCGGTTGTACCACACAGATCCTATTCCGGAACGTATTCTCAAGAGACCTGAAAACTGGCAGAGAGATGTGCAAAGGCGTTTTAGAGAAGCAAAAACAATAGAGGAAGTGTATAATGTACTGTACAATATATACAACAACAATATCTGGATCGCAAAACATGTACTACCAGACTGGTTTGTGAAAAAGTACAATATACCAGATTCGGCCCTTACATACAGAAAATACGTACAAGAGTCTTTACATATAGCTTTACAGTATCTACACCAAGATGTTATAAACTGGATAATGGAAAAAGTTGGAGGCGAAAAACATGTAGCAGTCAAAGTAGCCAGAAGGATCCAAAATGTTGAGTACACAGTAAGCATAAGCGGCATAACAATTTCGGAGACACAAAATGATAGTAGTTCTGACCAACAGCAACTTTCCAACTCTAGCGATTGAAACACGTGAGATTGTTTCTCTAGAAATTGCTGGTAACCGCAGAAATTTGATCGTGGTAACCAGTAACTCTCGACATGAGTTAAAGATGATGTCACCAAAAGAAGCGAAAATGACTTATGGTTATATGCTTCTTGCTACAAGAGATGGTGCAGAATCAAATGATGTCGTAGATCTTTCCAATGAATTGATGCAAGATGAAGTACTAGATTCCATTAGTGATCTTCTTACTTCAATCGGGAACCCTATGCAACAACCTAGATACGATAAAATGTCTACACAAACACCCGAAAAGAAAATGCCGTTTAAGCTGGTGTTGCCAGAAGCAAAGGAAGACGGTGAACCTATTATTGATGAAGACGGTGAAGAAGAAGGTTGTGACAATGACTGTGGTGAATGTGATGAGAAGGAGGAAGAATAATGGCTTTTGAAGTATTGATAAAATCAAGTAACCGCATAGCAGTTAGTGAACCAGCCCTCCATATTTCCAAACGTGGACAGGCTTTCACCAATGCACCATTTGCCCACGCTGCAAAGATTCTCCCTAAGGATGACGATGGAGAACAGACAAGAGTACGGTTTAATCTCTTGTTTGATAAGAAAACTAAACAACTTGCTATCCAACTGGCAGATGACACGGAAACACTAACAAACTTCATACAAGGCGTACACGCTAATGGACAGATACATTTTTATGTCAGATCTTCGTTGAAGAGTATTGGCAGGTCTGGTATCTCAGGTGTCTTTGAATTAGAATATGATAAAGATAGTGATCTCTGGATCACGAAAGCAGAAATTCCCAAACCAACAGAGGAAGATGTTGCAACCAAGAAGCTAGAAAAGAAGGTTGGTGCGCGGGAGAGAAAACGTAAATCACGTAAAAGAAAAACTCTAGTTGAATGACCCAACGCAAATCGAGTTTAACTGAACGTTGTTTACAGTAGTTGCCCAATATATAAATATTCCCGCCACCTTCCCTCCAAGGTGGCGGGATCTTTATTTGTATTTTATCGTTTGAGAGATGTTTTAACTTAACAAGGAGGTTCATTATGGCTAAATTTCCTGCTACTTCTATACGTACACATTCTTGGGATCTTACCACAGTACACGTTACACCAGACTTTAGTGATATTCTTGGTGATAGTGTATTTATTGTTTCCATTAGACTTATTCCACGCTCCGGTACAATTATGTTTGCCGGTAAGTCGGATGATACAGCTATCCAGCTCCCCACCAATGGTATTTCGCTAGATGTAGAATATTCCAAATGTGCTACACCCAAGAGATTTGTTGTTTACGCTGATACAACTGGTGTTCTAGATGCTGTAATAGGTATCAAGACGAGAGGATAAAACTCATGTTTATTGATGATGAGCAAATAACAAAAGCTATCCGCGGATTAATGACAATAATGCTTATCTTGTTGCTGTTAGCTGTTTTTCTTGCTTCTTGTAACGCTAGGGCTTGCTGGTATTCAGTAGAACAATGGACCCAGTTATATTTTGATGGTGTAAACACCTATGACTGTACCCCTACAGCCGCAGATACGGCTCCAGATGGGGGTACAGTCAGCCTACCCCTTACACCTTATATACGTGCGCAACCGCGTATAGGTGTGGAGGATGTAATCACCCGGATAAAACTACAATATCGGGATAGTGAAGGTGCTTGGCAAACTCTAGTAGATTACAATGATCCAGTCTGGATCATACAATTTGATAATCACGCTGCTGGTTTTGGTCACGATGTTGTTACTACGGGTCATTATTCCAAAGGAGATACTGCTTTGTTACGTATCTGGGTTACAGATGGTGTTTTTGAAAATGCCGATGAAGCTGAAGATCCAGATGCTGATGGATCTGTAGGTAATTGGCAAGATCAATGGGTAATAGAAGTCAACACAAGGGCCGATAATGAGAAACCTCCTGCACCTACTTTTTAGTCTTGTTTTTATTCTGAGTATTTCCGTATCTGGTAAGTCTTATAAGATACAGCGTCGGGCTATAAAATCAAAAACTATAAAATCAAAGAAGATAACTTCTAAAAGAAAAAATGCAATTGAATCAAAAGCTCTCAAGCCCCCAAAAGAACCTAATGATCTATTCTTAAAAGATGGATATTTTGATTATATAGATTTAAGACAAGAGGATGAATTTACTTCAAGACGGGTTGAAAAATGGTATAAAGAGCTTAAGAAAGATACTCCAGAACCAACATATATACCCTTTTACCAATATCGAAGAATCATAGCGGAACTTCCAGTTAAGTACCTTGTTTCTGACGAAGTTGTTATCTCTAATCTGCAAAATGCCAAGCAGCTAGATTACAATGGTGTTCTGGTTCTTGTAGACGGTACTGAAACAGCAGGTGAGATTTTTCATTGTGTTTCTATTATTCATAGTGTTCTACCATATATCTGGATGGCTGTTTCATCTGATGAAGATACCACGGCTTATACTGATTACAATAAACTTATGACCAGTATTCTCTTACTATCACAGTACTCCGAGAATTGCCTTTTAGGCTGGTTACAAACTAGTGCCTACTTTTGGCAAAACGAAATAGCACAAGAAGCCTACATAGCTCATATTGCTTCTATAGCCCGTAAAGGTAACCCACAAATAGCTTTAATGGCAGAATTATATCTAAATCATAAAGACACCTACAAATTTAGTGGTATTGTACCCGAGTGGACTTCGTGCGTTATTGGTACGAACTTTGGATATACCAATGTTGTTGCTTCTGGCGCATTAACTCTAATAAAGAAATCAACAGAGAAATCAGTTTACGGCAGTGTCCTTGGCCGTAAGCCTTATTATATAGTAACAGACAAAGAAAAGGAGGAAAAGAAAAGAGTAGAAAGTAAATTATTAGAGGGCGGCTTTACTGGAACCATTACTGTTGTTGGCAATGGAAGGAACAATTCACTAACAAAAGAAATTAAATGGTTAAAAGGAAAATAATGATGAAAAGACTTGTTACATTTATGTTGTTGAATGTTTTTCTAGTTCTTACAGTCCGCGCAATGACTGTAGAAGAACAGCAAACCGCTGTGGATGCAGGATTGAAGGCCTTGCGATCAGGAAGAAAAGTTGAAGCTATAGAATTGCTGACTCCGGCTATGGAAGGTCCGGATGCCCATTTGGCTGCTCGTGCTGCGACGAAAGTCGGGTTCATTGTGTCGAATGACAGAGTGGAGAGTCTTCGGGTGTCGGCGTTGGCCGTCACGTTGGCGGAGCAGGATAGCGTACGAGATTGGGTTCGTACTCAAGCTTATTCGCAACGTGCTGTCGCACTGAGCCAGGAAGGTAATGTTGAGTTGGCATTGATTTGCGTAGAGAAGGCTATTGCGACGGGGAAAACCCGTCTCTATAACTATCGCCTGAAGGGCGCGTTACTGGACAAACAGGGTAAACCTCTAGAAGCCATTCAGGCTATGGCTGCTGGACTTATCGCGACAAATACACCAACACCAACCCTTGCGGTAAGAGGTTGGCGGGAAATGTATGCTGTCGCACGAAAAAGCCAGTTGTACGATAAAACCGCATTCTTGGAAGTTATCAACCAACTTCTATTGGCCTTTCCCCCTCCACCAAAAGAAGGACAGACGGTTCAATACATGGTAGACCAGTGGGCACCGTTTACGGATCAGTTGGTGGCAAAACAAAATCAGCTCATGATACAACTTGCGAATCAACCAGTAACAGAACAAGAATAAGGAGTCGGAAACAATGGCAAGAAAAATTGCAGTTAAACTAGGACGCACAAGTAGAGGTGGTAGTAACGGTGCATGTGGTGGTACCCCCCGACGTGATGGTTCCGGTGGTGGTACTGGTAATCGTGGCACACGACGTCAACCAACAAGGAGAAAACGGTAATCGGGGAAGAGAAGAGTTTTAAAAACTCTTACGGGAATACCGTTGCCTCCTTGGGATTTCTCCCAAGGAGGTCTTTTTTTTGAATATCTGTTTATTCCTGGATGAAGATGGATATAAGTAGTATGAAAAAACTAATTATGATATGCTTGATATTTTCACTTTCGGGTTGTATGACGGCAGAAGTGAAATACGATATGCCAGACAAACAACATGGTAGGATTACCGTAGTAGGTAGAGTAAAGGCCAAAGGCGATTTTGGTACAATAGACACTACCAAAACAAACTGGTGGGATATGCTTAAAATGTCTCCACAGTTTGTGAAAGATTTTGTCAATGGTATCTTCACTGGAAAAGGCGTACAAAGCGATTAAAATAAAGGCTTTTAAGGGCTTGGGAATAGTAACTGGTACCAAGGTGTGTGTTTTGTTATGGGAACTACTCAGGGAGGTGCAAACCATTCGCAAACAAATCCTAGTAAAGTAGTTGTAAACAAAAGTGGTACAATGAAGAAAATACTAACAATTTTAGTTCTAGGGTGTCTAAGCGGATGTGCCTACAAAGGGACTGTTCAGATATTGTGTAAAGAGTGTAACCCAGAAACAAGTATTGACCAACCGATGGATTTTAAAACCCTATCAGATCTTAAGGCTGATGTGAAAGGGGTACCACTAGAATGAAAACTGTAGAAACACTAGAAAATTACGGTGTACAACCCGGGATGGTAGTTCACAAAAGAGGCAGTGACATATATGCCAAAGTGATACGAAAGTGCCTACCTGACGCTTGGGGTAATCATGATGCTTTATTGGTTTATATAGATTCTGCAATGGCAAAGATACTAGGTTTTAAATGGCATGGTTGGGGTGTGGCTGAAGCACTAATGAGAGGGTTCGTAATAACTTCGTGGGAAAAGTATTTTAATGAGATCGCCGCTGGTGATGTATCTGTAGCTTTTCTCGCACCGACCAACATAGATTATGATGATTTACCAGAGGTTGAATATTCGGCTATGAACATGTACAACAATCATACGAAGTACGATTATTTGGCGATTGTTACGCATTTTGTTAATATAATTTTTAAGATGAACCTGCGCTACAATGTCGAATGGATGTGGTATTGTACAGAAGCCGTGGCCAAACACTATAGGGATTCTAATGTCGCTTATGATGTTTGGACTAAACCGAGTCATCCGAAATCAATTATCAAATCTTCTAAATCATTACCGACACCTTTCACAACAGAAAAACGATGTGCCGCGCAGGATCTTAAGATAATTGGTGAAGTTACAGCAGAAAAAGATATTACCCTAGCACATCATCTAAGCGTAATCTTCTAATTGGTACTGTCGTACTGTATACAGTACGGAGCTGGCGGCGGCGAAGCTTTTAGACAATTTTTCTGTTTGGAGAGATACCGATATTATCTTGCATTTTGTCTCAAAGAATAAAACCACCTAGCATAGCTAGGTGTCTCTGTAGATAACCGTACAAGGTACCTAGATAATTAGTGTTACTACGTAACACCAATCATCTAGGTACTAGTATAGTACTAAGTACTACTTCTATATATTTATACTAGTTAAAACTTAAGACCCTGTAAATTAACCCCCCTCTTATATGGTACCCCCCTATAAAGCTGCCCAAGGAAAGATAATGCGAAAACAAGGTACAGAAAAAAGGACAAGAAAAACCCTGTACGAAAAGTATGGTCGTCTTATCGGTGCTGAATCGGTCGATATCCCAGAAAAACATCGCTGTAAATTAAATGGTGGATTAAGATGTTTTAAGAAAGTGTGTAGAAGGGATAAGAGTGGTGTAAAGATCTTAGGTACAAAAAAACGCTGTGGCAATCCAGCGGCACTCGGTTCACTCTATTGCAGTAAACATGGTGGCGGTAATGCTTCAGCGTTGGTTCACGGAAGATATGCGTCCACCATGCAGACGTACAAAGGGGCTTACCCAACAAACCTTAGTGAATTGATACAGTCGTTCCTGAATGATCCGAACATTACAGACCTTAGACCAGAGCTAGCCCATGTCCGGGCTATCTTGGCAAAATATATAGAAAAGGTAGCCAATGCAAAACCAAGTTCTCCAAAAGCATTTGTGAGCAAGATTAAGAACATAGTTAATTCAGATGATTTAAATTCTTGGATGCAGATGCAGATGATAATAGATCTTGTCCAAGAACAAGTGTATATTACCGACGGCAGGGCTATAGATCGGATAAATCGCTGTGTGGACACTGTAGGCAAAACTATTGACAGAATAAACAAGGTGCAGAGTAAAGACGAATTTATGCTAACACCTGAAGGGATAAAGATAATTCTCAGAGCCGTTACAGATATATTGAAGAAGCGAATATTAGACGAAGAGCTTCTAGAATCTATAAGAGAAGATCTAATTAATGTGTCGGTAGTTACCAGAGGCGATATAGGAAAATATGAGGCTATGGAACAAGATAGGCGTAAAGGCGAAACCATAGATGTAGAGTTTCAAGACGTAGATGGATAAAGCATACAGACATCACAGGACTAGACGGGGGAAGTGCAAACTTTCCATGCCTATGCTTTTGCGTGCTCTGTACTATTCAGAATATTCCGAGAGCATTGAAAATGTTGCAATACGCACTCATTTGATTGAGCATATACAAAGGTTGCATAATCAGAGAATACGCACATATGTTGATAGAGAGATGCGAAAGTCTAAATCTGTTCACTATACACTTTTTCTTTTATATGTGAGAAATGTGGGGAACCGTTATGCCAAGAGTTAAAAAAGGATCACGAATAGATCCGTTCTTAGAATTAGCTGATGGATTGACAGGATCAAACAATCAAGGAATATGGCGTGAAGAGCCGGTAGACATACAAGCATTTATAGAAAACAAAGAATTTCTAGGCCAGAAATGGGACGAGAAAAACAAACGTGGCTGTAGACCTAAGATAATGGAGATAGCTAAGAATCTTACTAGAGATGAGATAAGGGAAGCAGTACTATTATTGGGAAAAGGCTGTCTCTCAGGCAACACCTTAATCTGGACCGAAAGAGGTCTAAGAAGTATGCAAGATCTTTCAGGTAAGGTTACAAGAGTACAATCTCGGTCGGTAGATAATTGTATGGTGTGGAATAATGGATTGTGTGTCTACAGAGGTGTGAATGAAGTAAAGAAATATCTATTTAACAATGGAATGCAGATAGAGGCAACAAGCGGTCACGGGATAACAACGTACAACCGGGGTGAGATAAAGATCTCACATTTAACTGAAGACGATCTTATATATGCGCCTAGAAGATTATTGAAGACACCGGACAATAATGAAAAATGGTTGGAGGCCTCTTACGAATGGAATGTGAAATATGGTATCAAGGTAAGGGCATCGACAAAATTTATTAGACTAGTAACGGTGGTTGATGTTGGGATAAAGGGGGTCTACGATATACTGTGTGATAATCCGAATCACAACTACTGTGCCAACGGGGTTTATGTGAATAATAGTGGTAAGGATTATGTGTCTAGTATTATTCACCTTTATGGAATATATAGGTGTCTCTGTATGTATCGCCCACAGTTGTATTATGGTCTCTCTCCGGGGTCACCAATCTATTTTGTGAATACAGCTAGAAATGATGAACAGGCCAAAAAGGTCTTTTTTTCTGAGTTTAAGGGGATGTTATTAAACTGTCCTTGGTTTAGAGGTATGCACGAAGATCCCGGTGTTTCCAGTGTTAGGTTTGAGAATAATCTTGTAGCCTTGAGCGCGAACAGTCAGGCTTTTTCTTGGTTAGGGTACAATACTATTCAGTGGGTGGGGGATGAGTTAGCTTTCTTTTTATCTAAAGATGCAGACGAAGAATCAGAATCTCGGGCAGAAGAATGTTGGGAAGCTGCATATGGTTCTTGCCAAACACGATTTCCCGATCACTACAAAATGATAGGCATTACAACGCCACGATATGATGATGATTTTGTAATGCGTAAATACTACGAGTTAAAAGGTAGAGAAGATGGCTATACTGAAAAAGCTGCAACCTGGGAAGTAAATCCAAGATTGTCAAAAGAAGATTTTAAGTATGCTTTTGAAAGAAACTATCGCCGTGCCATGCGGGATTTTGCTGCGGAGCCGTCTGGGGTAATTGAGTCATTCTGGGCAGATCCAGAATTTATAGATCAAAACCCCTGTGAAGAATGTCGCCAGTGTAAGGTCTGGAAAGATAGGGATGTGATAGCTACGGATTATTGCTGTCGTGATTATGATGGTTGTAAAGCAAATCCATATCGTGGAGACGGTAGATGGAATATGGAGACATTAAGGCCACAACTAGATGCAGAATATTTTATGCACTTTGATTTGAGTAAAAATAAGGATGTATTGGGGTTTGCGCTGACACATGTCGTAGACTGGGTACGTATAGAGATGGATGGGTATCAAGTAAAAGAGATTGCAGATAAGAGAAAATTACAATTAGAGGCTATGGATAGAGAAGATTTCTTTGAAGAAAAACCTATTATAGTTGTAGATGTAGTTGGATGGCTGGACCCAAGGGGTGGACGAGATCCAAACATGATGCGTAAGCGTGAGATATATTATACAGCGTTAGAAAACAGAATTATTAAGTTTCTTATTGAGCACGGATTTAATATAGTAAAGATAACCTGGGATAGTTACCAAAGCCACCATCTAAAACAACGCATCGAAGACTGGGATATTGAGACGGATTTAATATCGCTAGATAGAGATGATACCATTCCAGCAGCATCAAAGCAAGCATTTATTGAGAACAGGGTGCAATACCCTTGGGACAGAATGTTTGCAAGAGAAGCACGACATCTAAAATATATCAAGGGTAAAAAGGTAGATCACGCTAGAGGATTCGACAAAGCATGTTGTGATGCAGTGTTCGGGGCGGTGTACAATGCTGAGATTGGTGGCTCACAAAATACGTTTGTTGGTCTAGAAGAATATTAGGTCTATATATTTTTTGGAAAGATAATTCCACAATGAGGTGAAAATGTGGCCGTAAAAATCGCACGATACAATATAGATTATCAAGATCATGCTACTAAGTCCAGTCGAGGATTTATTGGCGATTTTGTTCGTGGTAATTTTTTGCAACCTTCTTTGGTCAAAATAAGTGATGAGGATGCACTAAAGCTATATAGGGGTAACGAGTGGACACAGGCAGTAGTAAATCGGATAGTCGGTGACTGTGTCAAGGTAGAATCGGTTGTAATGCCGAAAGACCCCGCCGCTAAAGTGACCAGTGCCATGACAAAACGTATGGCTAAGGTTAAGAAATTTTTGGATGATCCCAATAATAATAAAGAATCATTTAGGGAGATCCGTGAAAAAGTCATAAGAGATCTGCTGGTGTACGGCAGGGGTTCGATGGAAAAGGTAGTTACAAAAATTTCCAGAGAAATTGTCGAAGTCTATGCAACTATGACGCGGCACATATACCCCAAAACAGATAAGCACGGTAATCTGCCAAGGCGCGGTGCCTATGAGTTAAGGGATCCACAGGCAGGTGATTCTACATTTTTTGATAAAGATGAACTGATCTTTTTGGTATTGTATCCATCGACTGAGACAATTTTTGGAATAAAACCGTTAGACGCTTTAGCCAATGCTATTGCTGCGGATATATTACGTGCCAACTATAATTCAAATTTCTTTATCAATGGTGCTGAAGTAAATGGAATTATAGCTCTAGATGGTATGTCTAAAACAGAGCTTAAGAAATTCCGGCAATATTGGTCTTCACAGCATCGCGGTTCTAAGAATTCTCATAAAATAGCGGCTGTAAACTTCCCTGTTAAATTTGAACGAATGGCGTTGTCCAATAGAGATTTACAGTTTAGCGAATACGGTAAAGAGTTAAGAGACAAGATTTTTGCTGTGTACAATATGCAACCTATGATAATGGGTGTAATCGACAGTGGGACTGGCAAACTAAATTCAGCGGAACAAGTTCAAGCCTACAAGGATGGTGCATTAAAACCTATTTTATCTAAAGAATCATACTACTATACCAAAGAAATTATCCAAGAAGGTTTTGGGTATGAGGACATAAAGATTGGGTTTAGTGAAGTAGATCTAGCTGATGCCACAACACAGGCTGGAATTGATAGATCAGATATCGAGAGTGGTATCATTACAATAAACGAAGTGCGTGCACGTAGAAACCTACCCCCTGTGAAATGGGGCGATACGCCAATTACTATTCTTCCCGGTGGTGGGCAAGTTGACCCAGAAACTGGCGTGTTAGTTCCACCCAGTCAAAGCGGTAACGGAGATGGTGGTGGGGATGCTGAAGAAGATAAGAAACAACTAGACTTGAAAATAGCTAAGGTTAAAGCATTCTTTGTTATGAAGGCTATTGATGATGAAGATGTAACGGTAGCAGATTGGCGGATTGTTAGAAAAATGGCAGAGTTTCATGATAGGTCTTATTTATCCTATTTGTATGCAAAAATGTCAGATAGTTATGCGAATGAGGATCATGGAACGTTTGTAGATAATGTTGACGCTATTGTTTCTGGTTCAAAGCGATCGTTGAAATACTGGAATATTTTTAGGAGATAAGAAAATGTCAATCATAAATCTTAGAACTGATAGTCAGTTCAAGAAATACGGTGTAAATCCTGAGATTGAAGTCAATTTTGGATTCAAGGTAAAAAGCGTCAGTAAAGCTAAAGATAAGACTCTTTACATAGAAGGATATGCGTCAACACCTGATCTGGATCGAGATAGAGACATTCTCCAACTTAGTGCTCTTAAACGTATTGCAAAGAATCTTACCAAGCCCGGCTTCAAAACGGCTTTCTTTAACCACGATACTGATGTTCCCGTTGGTGTTGTGGTTAAATCGAAGGTTGATGACAAAGGTTTATTCGTCAGCGTTAAGATCAGTAAGGCAAAAGGTTTAGAAGATATACGGACACAAATCAAGGAGGGTGTATTATCATCATTTTCGATTAGACTTAAATATTTAGACATAGAAGTGGATAGGGATAGGAATACAGGAGAGATAAATGCCTTTATAGTTAAGGATCTGGAAATTTTTGAGGTAAGTGTGGTAGGGCTACCCGCTAACCCTGAAGCATCAATAACACGAGTTGTTGAAAAGTCGTTAAGCGTAATTAAAACAAATGCTAAAAGGAGCACTAAGATGGCTAACAAAAAGAAGACAGAAGAAAAGACCGAGACGACACGCGATATCATTAAAGAACTATTGCCCACAATGGTAGGTGATGCGCTTAAAGCGGCTCTACCTGAAATCCTTGCGAGCCTGAAACCCAAGGAAGAAGAAGAGACCAAGGGCAAGGGCAAGGAAGAAGAGGAAGAGACCAAGGGCAAGGGCGAAGAGGAAGAGAAAGAGGAAGAAGAAGGCAATGATTTCGGTGAATTGCGCGATGCAATTAAAGGACTAACCGAAATTATTCAAAAGGGTAATGTGGCTGGTGCGCGTAAAGGGAAAGAAGCTGGGACCGAGGAAGAAGAAGAAACTGATGGCGCTAAACCCAAGTTCAAGAGCGTGAAAGATGAAGTCACGGTGAAATACTGTGTGAACATGTGGTTGAACAATCCGGCAGAATACGATGACCTTAACGAAAGCGAAAAGGCTATCGCTAAGGGTGTGTTCTTCTCAATGTTGTCGTTTGCTGATAAAGACAGCGACTAATCTAAAAACAAGGAAAAGGAAGAAGGAGTTAAAATAATGGCAACTACAAGAACAATCGTAAAAGAAGCACTCTCGGTGGACGTGGGTGGGACGATTACAGGTTATCTCCCTGACCCATTGGCGCGGGAAGTGATCTCGAACATCCGTGAACAGAATATCATGCGGCGTCTGCTCAAGACCTTCCGCATGGCGTCTCGTACATGGACAAAACCGAAGCGCGGTAACCATGTGAGCGCGTACCATATTCCAGATGGTGTGACTGCTACGCTAAGTGGAATGTCGGCGACTACGGTGCAATGGGTGGCAAAAAAACTCATGGCATACGTGCTTGTGGATGAAGAAGCTGTAGAGGATTCACAGCCAGATGTGATTTCACAGGTTATGGAAGAAGTGCAGGAAGCTCTCGCAGAAGCGGAAGAATCTGACACTACTTTCTGGGGAACACGACCCATACGGCCACAGCACCGACACCTGATTCGGCCACCGCCGATAACTGGTATGTGCGGGATGCCCGTACCATGTTTGATGGTATCTTCACAGTGGCAGGGTCATCAGACGCGGCAACATCAGTAGATGCTGGTAGTGCCGTTATTGATCTGGATCAAGTCAATATCGCGTTATACAACCTTGGGAAGTATGCGCGTAACCGTAATAAGATTGTTGCGCTTGCTCCGAATGATCAAGCTGCTAACCTACGGATGGATAGCAGCTTCAAAGATGCTTCAATCTCAGGACAGGCGCTTGCGTCGTTCCTGACCGGACTTGGTTCGGCAGGTGAAGGTGCTGGGATTGTTTCCATGCTGTACGGCATTCCTGTCTATGAAGTTCCACTGGCACCGGCAGGTAAGATCGTGCTGTTGCACACGTCTTCACCCGAGATTGGTGATCGGCGGATGATCAAGTTCAAGCAAGGTGAGATTATAGAATCTGACCAGCGGAAATATGTTGTGAGCGAACGCCTAGCGTTCAACTTCAACTGGAGAGACGCTCTTTGCTTGATTGATGACCTAAAGAGTACAGTGACATAAACTAACTCGTTAGCAACGACAAAAGGGAAGGCCGGTTGGCCTTCCCTTTTGTTATTATAGGTACAATTAATAGGTGTGTAATGGAATTTTTTGAAGTTAATGAATTTACAACTGAATACGTAATTATAAAGACTAAAGAGGTTACAGTAGATCAGTTAGGCATATTGCAAGCCTTTGATTATCTCAAGAAGGCTTATGATGTATATGTTGGTTTTCCAACATATGAAATATTGAACAAGAGAATAAAACTTACAAATGCGATTTTTTTGGAATCTGAAGAAGTAGAAGAAATATTCTGCAAGATGTTTTACATGGATGGATACCTGATAGTTCGGAGAACAATGTATATCAGTTTAGTAGCGGCGTGTAATTGTCGCAGAGCACTCTTACACGGTATCGTATGTGCTGCTCTAAATCGTGGATTAAAAATCGCTGGTTTTCCAGTAGATACTAAAATACTAGTTGCAGATAATTGGAAAGATTCATTGCAAACTGCGGCGATGTATTCAGGTAGGATTAGAGATAAAGAAGTCATTCACTGTACTGATAATGTTCCATTTTTTACAAGGGAACTTGCTTATTCAGATAATAGGCCGGTAAGGATAATTATACTTTCTAAAAATATAGTGTTGCTAGAAAAGGCAGTAGAAAGTATAATAAAACACACAGATTATCCTAATTACAGAATAGTAGTTGGGTGGAATGGTGAAAAGAAATGGTTAAAAACAATAAGAAAATTGGATGTAGAATTACACACATTAAGTTATAAGGAATATAATTATTCTAGATTCAATAATAAGTTACTGAAAAAAACTGGTAAATATGAAGATGTGGTTCTAATGAATGACGATGTTATTATATTGCATGATCAGTGGTTACACAGCTTTGTACATATTCAGGTAATGAAAAATGCTAGTGTTGTTGGTGCAAAATTGATGTATCCGAAAAAGTCTATTGGTGGTGAGAATGTATCTCCTCTATGGTGGGAGCACAATCACAGGTTACAGCATGGTGGCGGGTGTTATGATCGAAAAATGCGGGGGATGTCAAACATATCTAGCAACATTTCAAGTGATGTTGAAAATAACTGGGTTATGTTAGCATTGTTCGTAACTTTTGCACTGGTCTATATCCCACGTACGACTTTTGATGAATGTGGATTGTTAGATGAAGATTTTCCTACAGATTGTTCTGATGTGGAATACTGTATACGTGTTTGGCTGAATGGTGGTAGTGTAATTTACAATCCAAATGTGTACGCTATACATGAAGAATCGGCTACACGCCGAATAGAAGGTGATTATGACAGCGAGGCTGGAACTAGGTTACTAAAAAAATACGAGAAGGAAGCTCACAATGAGAGCAGCAGTAATAGGTGGGGCTGGATATCTAGGCTTCAAGATCGGATCTCAGCTTCAAGGCAGATTCAAAGAACTAGTCTGTATTGATCCAGATATATATGGGTGTGGTGCGTATGACTATCCTGGATTTAATCAGGTGTATACGGAATCCCATAAGATTTCAATCGATGAATACATAACGAATGATATCCCAGATATAAATGAAGAGACTGTATATATCTGGTGTTGTGAATTTGATGCAGAAAATTTTTACGATCTGAATGAAGCTGAAGAGATATTAGCAAAAAATAGAGCAACACTAAAACGTCTCTCAACTTTAGCTAGAACTATTTGTGTTGTAGATAAAGTTAGACAGAATCCGCTTAAATTTGCACATATTCTTGCGATAGAAAAGATGGAATGGATAGAGATCTGTTTATGCCCAGTCTTATATGGGTTTTCGCCAAAACTACGGATAGACACTAAGATAAACAAACTTGTATTGGAGATGTTCATATACAATGCTATTGAATGTGAAGATTATGATCAGGTTGTAGATTTTTGCTTAGTTGATGATTTTGCTAGATATGTTTCTGCAATCGCATTATCACAATCAGAGGAAGAAAGAAGATTAGAGATCCAGACCGCTAGTGTAGCACTGATCACAGCTATTATTGCTGCCACATTGAATAGTGTAGATAAAGATCGTGATTTTGTGGTGAGATTTACTGGTGGTGATTCGATTCAAGATATTCTGGAAACAGAAACAAATATCAGTGCTATTAAAACGAATATCAATATGTTCGTTAATATCTTAGTCAAAGGTATAGAGAATAATAGTTTTACTATGAAAGATCTAACGGATATGAGTTATAGTAATGAAGCTATGTTGTCGGCTGCAAAAGCTGCAATGAAACTAAAGGCGTTGTGATCTGAGAATGAAAATACGAACAGACCCACCAAAACCAGAGACAGTGGAAATCTCCAATGTTGTGGAATCCACAGATTCTTGTACGCCCGCCCCGGCTGGAGTCATTTATTACAACAGGGGTGCCAAGTGTTTAGTCCGGCTCTGTGTCTCGCTATATTCTCTCAGAAGAGTCTATGACGGGCCAGTGTGCGTATTGCTGGAGGGGCCGACACCGTCGGCAATTGAGGATTATTTTGCGAAAATAAAAGTTGACTGGAAACACATAGAACTAGATGATTCCAAAAGAGCATTAGTACGCAAGGCTACGGTGTGGCGGTATAGCCCATATGACAAAACTGTGTTTCTAGATGCGGATACAATAGTTCTCAACAGTATTGATAAATTGTTCGGGTATCTGGAAGAATATCCAATCGTCGTTGTTAATTTTTCAGAATGGAAAACAACTGGTAATATCATAAAATCGAGGATACAGGCTTGGAAAGAAGTTGTCCCTGAAACAGATTTTGATAAATATATAGAAGAGGCTATTAAATATGGTAATGATAAAAACTATGGAGGGGCTGTAAATACGGGGGTCTACGCATTTTGCAAAGATGCAGAGATGTTGGAAGAATGGGAAACATTAGCGGCAGATGGGGCCGCAGTGGGTGTTAGCAATATCCCAGATGAATTAGCTTGTCAAATTTTGTTACCCCGGTATCCACACATAATGCTAGATCAACAATGGAATGCTAGTGTAAAGTTTACTCCCATTTCTCTTGAAGCTACAAAGGTAATCCACTATCATGGTAGAAAGCACTGTGGTGATAGGGAATCAAATGTTTATTGGAAGAAGGCTTATTGGGAGTTAAGGAGAAGTAAATATTTTGATAAGTTATTGCTAGAGCATGGTGGGGATAAATCGTATAAGGGTTACATGAAAGAAGTAAATAATGATAATAAGCTATTGACATTTGTTACGGCAGTCAATGATAAATATCTAGATAGGCTATTAGCTAATGCGAAGCTATGGATGCACACGGCTGGATTAATGGAAAGAAACTTTGTTGTTATCTATGACGATACGGTATCTGAAGATGATCTAAGAGAGTTGCCTGATAACTTTAGATTGGTTCCACGTAAACAACTCGTAGAATATAAATCGGTAAGAGAGAAAATCCTTTCAGCATTTGTTGTGCAAGCTCCCAATGAAGTCGAGACACCTTACTGGGTGAAGATAGATGCAGATACTACGCCAAAGGGTACGAATTTTACTATTTACGAAGATATGTTACATCACGCTATTGTGGGGCACAAATG